ATAACAGTATTTCAAAAGAATATTTAAAAGTAATTGGATTAGCATTAGTTTGGTTCTTTATGAACTGGAAATCTTTAGTGTTCTATGTATTGTGGGCAGGAGTTACATTAGTTGCTTTGTTTGAAGGTGGAGTGTTAAGTGCTTTATTTGTCTTTATGGCATTATGGGGAGTATATAAAATAGGGAAGTTATTTTAATGTCTGCTTGTCAATGTGGTAGGTCGCCAACACAACTTTGTATAGGTTGGCATAGTTTAACAGAAGAAGAATATAAAAAAAAGAAAAAGAAATATGATGAATTGAAAGAAGAGGAAAAGAAAGAGAATCCTTTTCACGCAAGAGCAATAGATGGATTTGGAGAATAATGGACATAGAACTTATAGATAAATTAGGTACTGACCTATCAGTAGTAAATGCTGCTAGAGTATCATTTGCAAAAAGAAAAGATGTACTTGATGAAAAAGATGACAAGTTAATTAAGTATTTGGCATTGCACGGACATTGGTCACCATTTGCTCACGCCTTTCTATCATTTAGAATTAAAGCACCTATCTTTGTTGCAAGACAATTAGTTAAACATCAAGTAGGTTTAAGTTGGAACGAAGTGAGTAGACGATATGTTTCAGATAAACCAGAGTTTTATATACCTTTTATGTGGAGAAAGAAACCAGAGAAGAGTATTAAACAAGGTTCAAGTAATGAAGAAGTTGAATTTGATATTACAGAATTAATAGATAATTGTAAAGGAACTTATAACTATATGTTAGAGGAAGGTATAGCACCTGAAATGGCAAGAATGGTGTTACCTCAATGTATGATGACCGAGTGGATATGGTCAGGTAGTGTATTTGCATTTAGTAGAGTTTGTAATTTAAGGAGTAAGAGTAATGCTCAAGCAGAAACAAGAATGGTCACTCACCAGTTATCAAGACATATGAAAGACCATTTCCCAATTTGTTATAAGTATTTGATAGATTAGTATGGCATATGGAGGATTTGACGTATATAAGATATATCTAGGAGTTAAGTTGCATTTTACAACAGACACCTATGACTATCATAAATATAGTGGAAAGGTAAATGCTACATTGGATTCATTTACCAAAAGAAAAGATAGATACTTCTTCTATAAGTTATCTACAAGATATAGTCCAAGTGAAGTGCTTGATTTCTTTGTAAGTAATTTTATTGACGATAGTAAGAAATGGATAGGGAATTTATTAAATGACAATGGACACAAAACCTACCTTCAGTACAGAAAATATTTTGAGTCTTTTGACTACAGTTTACGAAGCAGTATTAATAGTATTGTTTATGACTTTAGTAGGAGGGGCATTTCTTTTGATGATGGCTTTAGCGTGGTTAATGGGCAACATCCACGAATGCTACGATTACTTATTCAACGGAAAGTTTCATACCCAACCGCCATCATACTTGATTCAGTCCTTGGTTTTATTAAAGACTGGGATAAACAAGTTACGGAAAAAGTTGTGTGGACTGATATGTCCAGAAAATTGCGGAAAATGAAACCATTTATATCATTTAACAAGACGAAAGCTAAATTAGTAATGAAGGAGATTATAACTAGTGAACTCAAATCTTAATAAGAAGATTAACGGTACGTGGACTATAGCAGAAATACTAGAGGCAATGGAGGTTATATGCAACTCTACGAAGTCATAGATAATTTTTTAGATAAAGAAGACTTTAGGGAATTAAGTGCAAAGGCATTGGGTAGATATTTTCCTTGGTTTCACTATGACGAAATAGTAAGAAGAGGTGAAAAACAAGGTCATACATTTTATTCAATGCATATGTTATATGACAATGACCGACCAACATTTAATACATCTTTTGAATTAATGAATCCAGTTTTGAAAAAATTAAGAGAACTTAAAGATGAAAGATGTCGTTTAAGTACTTTAATAAGAGTAAAAATGAATTCATATCCTAATCAAGGCACACTAATTGAACACGATATGCACGTAGATTGGCCGAGTAGTACTTCTTTAAATCGTAAGGCGTGTTTGTTTAGTATAAACACTTGCAATGGATATACAAAACTTGATGATGGTACTAAAGTTGATAGTGTTGCAAATAGAGCATTGCTTTTTGATCCAACTATTCCACATTGTAGCTCAACTACAACAAACGATACAAGGAGAGTTAATATAAATTTTAACTACTTTTAAATGATAATATCAGAAGACGTTGAAGAGTTAGCAAAAGAAATTAAAGAAGAAAAAAGGTCTAGTAGAGTATTCTGTATCGGTAACGGTGAGAGTAGAATAGGTATAGATTTATTAAAGTATAAAGAATTTGGTAAGATATATGGTTGCAATGCCATTTATAGAGATTATCCTAATTTATGTGATGTGTTAACTGGTGTAGACCACGGAATGATACACGAAATATATCACGCAGGTATGGCACAAAAGATACCTTGTTATTTTAGAAATTGGACTAAAGTGCCTGCTCATACATATGACGCAATAATACAAGATGGTTTACCTAAAGAAGAATTAGATAGAGCAATAGAACAAGGTGCTGTTATAACCAATGGACGTGGTGATAGTAAAGAATATGTTTTACACGGTTCTAATTTAAAAGGTGTAGTAAGTGTATTGACAGATGGTGCAGTACTTAAAAGGAAAGTTGACCAAGCTCAAATTAAAGTTAGTTGGATAAAAGAACCAGATTATTCACACTCATTAGATGATGTATGCGAACCTAGAGACCACGGTTGGGCGTGTGGGGCAAGTGCTGGTTTGGTTGCAGTTAAGAAAGAGAATCCTTGTGAAGTGTACCTAATAGGACACGATTTACATAGTCATAATGAAAAGATTAATAATATCTACAAGAGTAGTAAGCATTATACAGCAAAAGATAACAGTCCAACACCAGGGTTGAATTGGATCAACCAATGGAGAACTATGTTCCAATGGTATCCAGACATACATTTTTATAAGGTCAATAGATATAATGATGGCAGGGATAAGGTCAATGGACCTATTGAAGAGTGGAAAGGCATACCTAACCTGAAGTACATAGATTATACCACACTTGACTCTATGCTCTAATTATGTTATATTAGACATAGTGAGTGTATAAATAATAATGAAGACGATTATACAGTCTACACAAATACAACGAATATGTTAATACAAAAGGAGAATACATATGGATTTTGAAACATTAAAATCATCATCAAGTAACTTTGATAAGATTACAAAGGCACTTGAAAAGAACCTCGGTCCCGAGGATCAAGCAAACAAAAACAAGTATCAAGACGATAGACTTTGGAAACCAGAGTTAGATAAAACTGGTAACGGTTATGCTGTTATTAGATTTTTACCTGCGTCTAACAACGAAGAAATGCCTTGGCAAAGAGTATGGTCACACGCATTTCAAGACAAAGGCGGTTGGTACATTGAAAATTCATTAACAACTTTAAATACTAAAGATCCAGTTAGTGAAGATAATACAAGATTATGGAATACAGGTGTTGATAGTGATAAGGATATTGCTCGTAAGAGAAAAAGAAAATTATCATACTATTCTAACATCTATATTGTTAGTGATCCAAAACATCCCGAAAATGAAGGCAAAGTTTTCTTATACAAATTTGGTAAAAAGATATTTGATAAGATATCAGAAGCAATGCAACCTCAATTTGCGGATGAAAAGGCAATCAACCCATTTGATTTTTGGAAAGGTGCAAACTTTAAACTAAAAATTAGAAAAGTTGATGGCTATTGGAACTACGACAAATCTGAATTTGAAGGTGTTACGCCAGTAGCAAGTGAAGATACTGCTATTAAAGCAATATGGGCGAAACAGTATCCTTTGAAACCATTTGTGGACCCTAGTAATTTTAAATCTTATGACGAACTCAAAGAGAAACTGAATAGGATAATTATGGGTACACGAAGCACCGAAACTGTTGAAACAGTTGACCTCCCACAACAGGTCAATGGCAAGGTGAAAAGTACTAACGTTGTGAACTCTAAACCTGCTAGTGAGGAAGACGATACGTTGTCTTATTTTAGTAAATTGGCAGACGAAGAGTAAACCTTTCTCTCTCAAAAAACGTTAAAACTTCAAGGGCACCTAGTAATAGGTGCCCTTTTTCATTATAAATAGTTGTATGGCAAATATATTTGGACCCATAAAGGATAGGCAGGCAAATGTACTAAAGTCAGCATCCTGGTATAGGAATGCTGTACAAGGTATAGCAAGTAAGGCAACTGCTAGTGGTCTTATGCGACAAGGTAAATTAAACCAAAGACCTAGTGCAGGACGTTTGAATATGTATTTTTACGACCCTAAAACTAAAAAGAAATTACCATACTACGATATATTCCCATTAGTTTTACCAGTAGATACATTTAAAGGTGGGTTTGTAGGGTTGAATTTTCACTATTTACCATACATAATGAGATTTAGATTATTACAAGACATACAAAGATATGCTAGTAATACACAATTTGATTCAACAACAAGAATAAATGCAACATACAGTACGCTTAAAAATATACCTATGATACAACCAACGATTAAGAAATATTTGTGGCGACACGTAAGGTCAAACTTTTTAAGAATAGACGCAGACGAAATGGCTATTGCAGTATATTTACCTGTGCAACAATTTAGAAAAGCAACACCTCAAAAGGTGTGGGCAGATAGTAGGAGAGCAATTTAAATGGCAATATTCAGAGCAGGTAAACGTATCGGTAATATGGACATACGAGTTGGTCTACCGAGAGATAGGTCATTAGAAAACGTTGAAGGTGATTCAAGAATAAAATCTGAGCAAAAAATTGGACCAAATGTAACTACATCTATTGGTAGATTTATGGCTCAAATAAATGAAGGTGAAGGTATTGCTAGAGCAAACAAATTTTTAGTTAGATTTTATCCACCAAAAGATATGGTGTTTGATGGTGCAGATAATGAATTTTTTAACGGTGTGAAGATGAGATCCAATATAGAATTGATGTGTACATCTATAGTATTACCACATAGAGATACATTAACTACAAATTATGTGACTTATGGACCAGGTAGAAAAATGCCTTATGCATATAATTATGGTACAAGAGTTGAGTGTATGTTTATGGGAGATAAGTTTTTAAGACAAAGAGCTTGGTTTGAAATGTGGCAAGGTAAAATGCATAGTTTAAAAACACATAACTTACAATATTATGATAGTTATGCTGGTACTATGGAGATATTTCAGTTAGGATCATTTAGAGATTCAGACAAAAACGCAGGATATGATGATAACTATAGATTGACCTATGGTGTGAGATTGCACGAAGTATATCCAGAAACAATAGGAGAAATACAATATCAATCAGTAGTAGATGATATGATACCTATGGACATACCTGTAAGTTTTGCATTTAGAACTTGGGAGAATATAACACTAGATGAATTAAGTGGTGTTGGTCACGCTAAAGCAACAGGTTGGATGCCAAACATAAAAGCTAGTAAGCAATATGGAGGTGCAATATTTGGTAAAGTATTAGGAAAAATGCCACCAGATATGCAAAGAGCAGTTAAAACTGTTGTTGGTAAAATTAAAAGAGATATACCAATTGGTAGGAAGACTGGTGGTAGAGTGTTTCCACCATTTGAGATAAATAAGGTTAAATAATATATAATAAAAGGAGTAAATTATGGCATTGCCTATAGTAGAAACAGCGACATTTGAATTGACATTACCATCTAAAGATGTAAAGGTTAAATTCAGACCTTTTCTTGTTAAAGAAGAAAAGATATTATTACAGGCATTGGAATCTGGAGAAGATAAACAGATAAACAATGCATTGAAACAAATAGTACACTCTTGTACATTTGGAACTGTAGATATAGATACAATACCTCTATTTGATGTAGAGTATATATTTTTACAGATAAGAGCAAAGTCAGTTGGTGAAATAGTAAAACTTAAATTACTATGTCCAGATGACAATAAAACTTATGGTGAGGTTGAGGTAGATTTGTCTAAAGTGGAAGTACACGTAGAAGATAATCACTCTAACAACATTGTGGTTGATGAAGCGAAAAAGATTGGGATTATTATGAGTTATCCTACCATTAATTCAACTAATACGATAGGTGCTAAGGGTATGAAAACCCAGCAGATGTTTGATTTGTTGGTAAGTACAATTCATCAAGTATATGAAGGAGATAAGATACACTCTCCTACTGATTATACTAAAGAAGAAATGCATAAGTTTATAGAGAGTTTAGACAGTCAATCATATAAGAAAATCAATGAATTCTTTGATAGTATGCCTAAATTAAAGCAAGAAGTAGAATTAGAGAATCCGAAGACGAAAATTAAGAGTAAAATTACGTTGGCTGGATTAACGGATTTTTTCGTATTGCCCTCTCTCACGAATCGTTAGAGAATTACTATCAAGTGAATTTTGCATTAATGCAACATCATAAATATTCATTGACTGAACTGGAGAATATGGTGCCTTGGGAGAGGGAAATATATGTGGGGTTATTAACGGCACATATTAAAGAAGAGAACGACAAAATTAGATTGAGGAATTCAGCGCCGAAAGGATAAACAATGGCAGATGATTTAGTAAAAGTAAAAAAGACAACAGAAGAATACGAGTTGGCGAAGAGTGACCTTGTTCCTGATTCAGGTGAGGATGCTCCTACTTGGTATAACAAAACAGCAGGTCTATTAGATAAGTTTAGAGTCATACCTAGATTAGTAATGTTGGCATACATTTATGCCTTCTATAAATCAGTAACTTGGTTTATGACATTACCTGATCCAACTAATTCACAAGCAATGTACATATCAACTATAGTTGGTGCTGGTGCTGCCTTCTTTGGATTATATGTTGGCAAACCTGGAACAAAATTACCGAAGAGTAAGAAATAAGGACATTTATGGCAAAGAATAGATTAGATATATCAGACCAAACAGCAGTAAGTATGCCTATGAAGAACTTAATTGCTATAATCGGTGCCGTAGCCGTTGGCGTGTGGGCATATTTTGGCGTGATTGAGCGATTGAATAAATTGGAAACTAATACAACACTATTAGAAAAAGATTTAAACCAGGCAAGTGAAAGACTTTCTGGTGATATAGAGAAGAACAACGAATTTAGAATCAAATGGCCGAGAGGTGATTTAGGTTCACCACCTGCTGATTCCGAGCAATTTATGTTGATTGAATTTTTAAGTGGACAAGTAGAGTCCATACAGAAAGATTTACAAAATATGATGAACAATGCAGTTAACATTGAGAGATTGCAGAAAGATATGGAAAAGGTTCTAGCAGACGTAGAGAAATTAAAGGACAAAATAAGAAGTGTTAAAAACGGAGGAGAATAAGATATGGACGCAACAACACTAGTTACCATCATCACAATGTTTATTGTGACCAATACTTCAAGCGAATTTGTTAAGTATGATGGATTAATGGATTGTCTTAAAGACAAAAGAAAAATAGAAAAAATGAAAGATGGTCGTAGAGTTATTTGTGGTCCATCTATGGCAGAAATTGACGCAGATGGTAATATTGTCAGTATTAAAAACAAAATGCCTGACCAATCTGGTAGTTTAAAACTAGGTGGTACAGCGAAGTCTTTAACAGAAAAGAAAAAAGAAAAAAAGACTAAAGTATTAACGCAATAGGATAGATTATATGAAAAAAATATTAATGAGTTTATTAGTTGCTCTATTTTTGGTTGGTTGTAATACAACAAAGAGTATTAAAATAGAACAAGAAGTCGGTCTCTTAAAAACCGTACAAGAAAGAGGTTATGTTATTTGTGGAGTTAATGCAGGTCTACCAGGATTTTCTGCTCAAGACGAGAGTGGAAACTGGAGTGGTTTAGATGTAGATTTCTGTAAGGCAGTAGCCGCTGGTATATTTGGTGACTCAAGTAAAGTAGAATTTATAGGATTAAATGCTAGTCAAAGATTTCCAACATTGGCGTCTGGCAATATTGATGTACTTGCAAGAAACACTACTTGGACAATTAGTCGTGATGTTAATTTAATGTTTGAATTTGCAGGTGTTAATTACTATGACGGCCAAGGATTTTTAATACCTACTGATTTGGATATTAAAAGTGCAACAGAATTAGATGGTGCGTTTGTATGTATTACAAAAGAAACAACATCTGAATTAAATTTAAATGATTATTTTGCAGAACAAAATATGGCATATGTGCCAGTATATGTTGAAGGTAACAAAGACGCAAAGGCAAAACTATTTGCTGGTGATTGTGATGTATTCACAACAGACGCTTCTGGTTTAGCATCCGCTAGAGCAGGTGCAGAAGACCCAAGTAAATGGATAGTATTACCAGAAATTATATCTAAAGAACCTTTAGGTCCACTTGTAAGACAAGGCGACCAAGAGTGGGAAGATATAGTTAGATGGACACATTTTATTATGATAAATGCTGAAGAGGCAGGTATTACAATGTACAATGTTGATTTAATGTTAACTTCAAAGAATAAAGAAGTTAAAAGAATACTAGGTGTTGAAGGTTATATCGGTCCTATGTTAGGATTGGGTATGAAATTTGGTTATAATATTATCAAACAAGTAGGAAACTATGGGGAATCATTTGAGAGAAATGTAGGACCTAATACTCCACTTGCATTAGAACGAGGATTAAATAATCTTTGGAAAAATGGTGGCGTAATGTACGTACCACCAATTAGATAGGGAGAACTATGTTTAAAAAATTATACGATATGATAGGATTTAGAAACGGCGACACTAAAATGTTATTAAAGATTTTAGCAGGTTTGTTTTTGATTGCAATAGTATTTGGTGTAGTATTGCATAGTACAAGAGCCAATGCAGATTGTACAGGTTGCGGAGATGATGGACACCAAATTTGTCCAGTAGAAGGTGCAGACCACGAACACAATAAACCAGAAGTAGTATTTGCAGTATGCGTATTTGCAGATGGTTCATTAATTGACCATAAAGGTGCAAATAGTATGTCCGATTGCTTAAAGACTAAAAGAGAAGTAGAGAAAAAGTGGAGAAACAAATCTGAAGAAACAGATAGTGTAGAAATAAATGGTATTACTTACAAGATAGACGGAGAAAGTTTAGCATTTATGTGTGATTTAGTTGACGCAAGAGTACATCATTATAATGATGGTACTTGGGAAATAGTAGAGATACTAGGCAAACATAAAAAGGACGAATAATGTTAAAAGAAATAAAAAGATGGTGTATTGAAGTTTCAAAAGAATTATGTAGTGAAACTGTTGATACAGCAGGAACCATTTGTGATAAAACAAAGAAAGCAAATGCTGACTTTGTTAAAGCAATAATGGATAGTATCTAATAGGATAATCAATGGCAGATTCAGTAGTAGTTGCTGACAACGTATCGTTAATAGCAAATAATATACAATCTAAAGTAGGCGCAACATTGCTTGGTGGTAAAGCGATGGCAGCTGATACTGCTAAAGAGTCTGGTCCTGTTGATACTGTATTAAAAGAACTTACAATATTACAATCAGCTGTTGTTGCCAAGTTGGGTGATGTTTGGGATACATTAAAAGCACAATTAGATTTTGTAAAAGAACAAGACCGTAGATTTAGAGAACAACTAAAACCTGGTCAAAAACCAATACCACCAACACCTAAAGGTTTAGCAGGTGCTGTAAATACAACAGATGAAGGTGGATTTTTACAAACTTTGAAAAATGTGGTACCTGCAACATTATTAACATTGGGTGGATTGAGATTGTTTTTTTCAAAAGTATTTAAAGGTGCTCTTTGGGGATTGTTAGGTGCTATGGCAGGTTCAGCTTTAGTTAAAAAAATGTCCCTAGAAGGTGGTGCCGCCGAAGACGCAATTATGACAACGTTGCCTACTGTTGCCGCTTTGATGGCAATGTTTAATGTTAAAAAGGCATTGTTATTAGCATTACCTGTTGTTGCTGCTCTTGGTATGAAGTCTATGGTAGATTGGTTAACAGGTGATAAACTAGCTAGTGATGTATCAGGTTTTGATTGGGCAAGTGTTGCTATAACAGGTCCAGCAGCAGTAGCATTAGCGGCAGCATTTGGTGCCAAATTTACTATGGCAGGTGGTTTAGCATTAGGTACTGTTATGACAATAGGTATGCCAGTTTTGATAGCTGCTTCACTTGCAATTGCATTAGCGGCAGGTGCTGGTTTTATAGCCAGTAGCATCGGCAAAATTGAAAACACAATGCTTGAACATTTAGATGAGTCAACAGATTTATCGCAAAAAGAATTTGAAAGAAGACTAAACGAACATAGGTCTCATTTTATAGCACAAATAAGTCCAGGGATAGCTAAAATGTTTGGTATTGATTTAACTATGGGACAAGAGCTAGTTTTGGCGTCAGCAGCAGCAAAAAAGAAATCAAAATTAGAAGGTGAAAAAGGTAAGTTTAATATGCAAGAAGTTGATAAAATTACTAAATCTATTGACAAAACTACTAAAATGGATGATAAAACATTAAGAATTCAATTAGATGATGAAGATAAGGCAGAAGAATTATTACAATTTCTTTATAATATGAAGATTGTAGTACAATCACAAAAATTAGGAAAAGAAAATTCTAAACGATTGTGGCTAGACTTAATGGCTATGGACCAAAATATTCAGATGACGGCTAAAGATATGTTTAAAGAAAAGGATGACGCAGGAGAAGCTGGTTTCTTATCTGGCGAAAGTTATTTAAAGAGTATTAGTGAAGGAGGTCATAAAGATATGGGAGACTCTATGGAAAGTTGGGTAAACTTTCAAAACAAAGTAAGACCAATACAAGATAATATAAAAGCATTGGAAAGTGATCCAAGATTTATGGACTTACAAAAAATAGGTACTGCTGTTGAAATGGAACCAGAAGACGCAAAATATTGGAAGAAGCAGAAAAATGAGATTGAGAGAGAGAAAAAAAGATTGGCACAAAAATATAATGATTGGGTGTGGATGTACTCTGGTAGGGGACCAGATAAAGCAGCTGGTGTTGATGTCCAAAAAATGATGGCTATGTATTCTACAGAAGAACAAAATAAAATGATGATTGACTCTGTAAACCAAAGTAAACTAGATATGAAAAATAAACACAAGCCATTGAAAGTTGGTATGATTTCAGAAAAAATGGCACCAGTTATTATTGATGGTTCTAAAAACAATCAACAAAATAATAGTTCAACTAATCTTTTTGAGTCTAACAATTATTCAGGCAATGGATCTGTTGATGGAGTACGATTAAGACACGCATTAATTGACCAAAGAACTTATAGTGGGATGGGTTCATAAAATATTAATGATAACAATATTAGAAAACGCAAAAAATAGATTAACAGAATTAACACAAACAAATAGAAAAGTATTTGTTAGATTATCTGTAAAGGGTGGTGGTTGTGCTGGGTTTGGGTATGATTGGTCGTTTGAAAATGAATCTAAACCAGAGGATATTCTTGTAGATAATATATTATTAGTAGATAAACAATTTGAATTGTATTTATTAGGTATGCAATTAGATTATAAAAATGATTTATTTGGTTCTAATTTTGTATTCAACAACCCTAAAGCCAAATCCTCTTGTGGATGTGGCACATCATTTAGTATTTAAAACCTAAATTCTTTTCAGTAAGTAACTTAAACTCCATATTATTATTTACACAATATGCTTTGGCTGCTTGCCATTTTGCTTTATTTTTGATATACTCATATGACTCACGCATATAAGATTTAGTTTTCTTTTTAGGTGGTTTAGGTTTTACTATTTGTCTTGATGGTTTAATTTCAATCATATACTTTTTATTCTTTGTTGTTTTAATGATGAAGTCTGGAAAGTATCTATGAAATTTCTTGTCTAATGGATTGTAGTATCTTACAGGCAATTCTTCACTTGCCCAAACTAATATATCAGGATTTTGGTCGCAATAGTGCATAAACCTACGCTCTAATAGTGACCTATACACTATCATATTAGGGTTGCCTACATACTTTCTAGGGTACGTTGGTCTGTAAATTCCTTTGTAACTCTTTCTCATATATTACCTATAAATCATATAAATATTAGAAGTATTTATAACAAGGATCAAAATGGGAAACAATGTCAATATAAAGAGATTTATTAATAACGCAGTAAAAGGTGTTAAGAGTTTTGTGGTTAACAAGGCAATGAATAATCCAATGAATCCTTTATCACTTATTAACAGTTGGGGCAGTCAAAATGTAAAAACTAGCTCAAATGCCGCTGAGATACAGGCATTAATGAAGAAATCTCCATTTGAAAAAGAGAAAGATAGATACTCAAATTACAAAAAAACTGATCCTTTAGGATTCCAACACGTACAATATCCAGCAGATTTAACAGGCAATGAATTAGGTAATTGGATACTATTCTTTACAATTAATTCCAATCTTCATAAAGGCAAAGAACTTGCTGCTGATTTACAATTGTCAAAAGGTATGGGTATGCCGAAAGCATCCCAAACAGATATTTTGAGAAGGCAAAATATTGAGGAAAGTGGTACAGGTGGTGATATGGATTTAATGAGAGACCAATATAAATTAAAAGGAATTACTATACCTAAAATTTCAACTGACTATGAAGACTTTAATTCTGTATCAGCTGGCTATAAACCTAACGATATGGTGACTAGTGCAATTGCATTATATATGCCACCTGATATTAAAGTTAGTTATGGTGTGGAATGGGGTACAGAAGAAGCAATGTTAGCAGGAGATGTATCTAAACTTTGGTTAGATATAAAAGATTCTGAAGAAACTGGTGGAGATTTAATTCAAAGTATGTTAGGACACGGAACTGGTATTGCTATTCAAAATTTGCAGAAATTACTTGGAAGTTTAGGTGCAGGTGCTGGGGTAGGTGATTGGGTTAAAATATTAGGTAAGAATATGGGAATGGCGGTTAATAACCATAGAGAACAAGTATTTGAACATCCTAATTTTAGAGAATTCTCATATCAATTTAAATTCTTTCCTAGAAATAATGATGAAACTGAAAGAGTACAAAATATAATTACATTGTTTAAGTATCATATGCACCCTTGGAAAGAGGAAGATGAGTGGAAGGGACGTATGTTTTTGTATCCGTCAGAATTTGAAATACATTATTTAAAAAATGATCCTCCAAGAGCTGGAGAGGATGATGTAGGTGGAATCAATGAGAAGCTACATAAAATATCAAGATGTGCTTTAAAGAAATGTGATGTAAGTTATTCACCCGAAGGTGGTAATTTTAAAACGTTTCACGACCACGCACCAGTTACATATACTATTGATTTAACATTTGTTGAATTAGAATTTATGACGAAACAGAAAATATTGAAAGGATTTTAATGGCTGAAGCATATTTTTCACAGTTTCCGAAGATGATATATGACATTAAAGGTAATGGACATTACAAATTAGTACCTGATATATTTCGTAGAGTTAAAATAAAAAGTAAAATAAAAGATAATTTAACTCTATTAGAAGTATATGATGTTGATGATGGAGAAAGACCAGAACACGTGGCATTTAAATTGTATGGTGATACAGATTATTTTTGGGTTGTATGTATGATAAACAATATTGAAAATGTTTATTACGATTGGCCGTTGTCAAATATACAATTTGAAAGTTTTTTAAAAGACAAATATGATGAACCTGAAGCAGTACACCATTATGAAAAATTACAATCAAGTGGACCTCAAATAGGTGGTGGACCTGAAGATTATTCTCATATGATAGAGTGCAATTCAACAGACGCAGGCGCAGGCGCAGTAACTAATGCTGAATATGAACGAAGATTATTAGACAAGAAAAGACAAATTAAAGTCCTTGAACCAAAATATCTTGGTTTATTCGTAGAAGAATTTAAAAATTTGATAAGACAATGATATGGCAAGTAATCCAGAGAAATTAACAAGAGCGGGTGAATACGTTATAGATAACGCTGAAATTATATCTTATAGAATAACAGGTGGTGGTCCAGGTGTTGGCAATGTGCCATACAGGATGAACATTACAGGCATTATAGGTAAAATAGAATTAGACCAAAACCTTTTTAACCATTCAATGTATGGTAGGATACAAGTATTGGACGCAAACGATATACGTACAATATTACCAATTACAGGTTTAGAAAAATTAAATTTATCATTTCATACACCAGGGTTGGAGGGTCCACGTGGTGTTGCAGGCAATGATAATGGTCACCCATTTCACATAACTAGAATTGAAAATGTAGCACCTGATATTAAAGCAGGTAAGAATATTCAAGCGTATGATATTTATTTTTGTTCAAGAGAAGTTATGTTTAATCAAATACGTAAAGTTAGTAAGGCATATGATGGAGCAGTTGAATTAGCTGTTGAAGATATATTTAAGAATAAAAAATATCTTAACAGTAGAAAAGATTTATACATAGAACCTACAGTACATCCTACTAAAATAGTAATACCAAATACTACTCCATTTCAAGCTATTAATATGTTGCAACAAAGGGCAATAGCTGAACGATATCAAAATGCAAATTACCTATTTTATGAAAACAATGAAGGCTATCATTTTAGAAGTCTTGAATCATTATTAGCAATGTCAGGTGCTGGTAGACGACCATCAAGATGGCGTTACCGTCTTCAAGTCCAACCTATACGTCATCATAGTGGTGGTAGGGATGTTTCAACAGATTTAAAAGGTGTAAGAAGTTGGTCAATTAACAAACCAGTTGATATGGTAAATAGTTTATCAACAGGCGCTTATGCAAGTAAATTAATTGAACACGATATGTTTAATAAAACGGTGACCACATCTGAATATGATTATGCTAAAGATTGGGAAAATCATTTTCATACTGAAAGAAGTGAAGAAGGTAATAGTAAGATACCACTACCTAGTGCTAAATTTGAGGACACAGGTAAATATTTAAGTGAAGAATTTGATTCAAGGGTGATGTTAAAATCTCATACAAGCAATATACATAATGACTCGTATAATGCGAGTGCTAAATTTACACTACAAAAGGCAATATCACAAAGACGATTATTATTTAATGGTACTTTAACATTTGTTGCTCTTGGTTTATCTCATTTACAGGTAGGAGATATTATTACATTTGATGTACCTTTAATTAAACCTCTAGGGCATAATCAAAAACAAAAACTATCTCCTTATTGGTCAGGTCGTTATTTAATTTATGATTTAAAACATATTGTTAAAAGAGACCCAACAGAATATTTGATCCTAGTTAAAGCATTTAAAGATAATCCTGAAACGGCATATCCAGAAGAACATAATGAGTGGACACACGTGGCACAAGGACAATCACATAATGCTTATGATTTGGATGAACAAATAATACAGAAGGCAGGTATATCTAGTAAATTTGGATTATAGTAAAAGGGGAACAACTGAAAGACCCTCGGAGATTCGCAAAATTTTGGGTATTGCTACGCAAGACGTGTAAGAACTACCACTCCAGCAGGTCTCTTTAGAGAATACGACAGCATTATGACACAGCATATAAGAACAAACTATGAACAACTTGAAGCATTTGGGATTGACAATGTGAGCGGTATCGTGTATAGTGCAGGTCATCTGAGCATACCACAGCAAGGTCGCCAGACATCTAGGCTGTTTGCGAAGCCACACAGCCACTCCGCTGTATTCAATATGTTTCAAAATGACATATTAGGTACAATAATACCTTTTACGCAAGAGTGCGTAAAGGTGGTCGCTGGTACGCAAACTCGCCTGCGTAAACTATTTTCTTTACGCAGAATGCACACGAACCTGCGTAAAGGTTGCGTAAAGGATAACTAAATAATATTAAATTGCGTAAGTGCTACGCATTAAAAGAAAAACAATATGGGAAAAAACTAAATGGCTAACTCAACATTTTTAGGATTCAATGACTTCATTTGGTTTAACGGAGTTGTTGAAGATAGACTTGACCCTTACAAGATAGGACGAGTGCGAGTACGTTGCATAGGCATACACACACACGACAAAGAAGTTTTGCCAACTGCCGACTTGCCTTGGGCGCAAGTTGTACTGCCTGTTACATCGCCAGGCATTTCAGGTTTAGGTTCTAGTCCAAGTTTTTTATTACAAGGCAGTTGGGTCTTCGGTTACTTTAGAGATGGCACAGATTGCCAAGAGCCAGTTGTACTTGGTTCTATACCTGGGCGACCTGTTCAGTCGGCTGATACTTCAAAAGGTTTTGCTGATCCTTCTGGTGAATATCCTTTGTATGTGGGTGAGAGTGATGTGAATCGATTGGCGACCAATGATAATACGCATCCTGCATTAACGGCAAGAATGAATGTCGCAACTGGCATACCGACAGCAGATTTTAACGCAACGACCAATGCAGATGGCGGCGAAATAAAAGCAAGTGATGGCACAACTTGGGATCAACCTGCCATTACCTATAACGCACAATATCCTTATAACAAAGTTTACGAAAGTGAGAAGGGACATATTTTTGAAATAGATGATACGCCTGGCGCAGAAAGAATTTATCAAAGCCATAAGACAGGCACCTCTTATGAAATAGACGCCGATGGAAACATTGTTTACATCAACAAAGCCGACAAATATGAAATCACATCAGGCAAACAATGTCACGCCATCACAGGCAATAGTGACATTACCATAGATGGTCGCCACAAGATTTTTATTAATAAGAATGCCCACCCAAATAACAATTACGATATACAAATAGGCGCCAATGCAAACGTTAACATACAAGTAGATAAAGGCAATATCAACTTGGTCACCGTAGACGGCAACATCAATGTCAATAGTGGAGGAGATTATAATTTGAAAGTAAAAGGAAATTACTCTAGTGTCATAGAAGGCTATAAATCAGAAATCATTGAAGGCACGAAGACATCAAGTACCACAGGCGCTGTCGTACACAAAGGGTCTACAATTGACTTGAACCCAGGCAGTATGCCAGGTCAATAAGACATATATCATACTCAAAAAATTCTAAAAAGAAATCTCAAAAACGAGGCCAGAGAAAAGGCATTTGTTTAAAAAAGAAAAACTTTAGTCTATATTGGACTTTAACATCCCTAGATATAACGATTGCCCTTTTTTTCCGGCCAGCTAGGAAATTCGCCAGGATCATAAATACCTACATATGTCCATTACAAAAGAATCATACGCCGACTTAAAAGAGTACTGGGACTTTCAACGTAAGATAGAATACAATAAAGAGAAACTTCGGTTGATGTCCAAAGAAATGCACGGTAAAGTGTACAATCAAATGGGTATGTTAACCGAGCAAGAACTCTTTGATAGTATCTGGACTAAACTTCCGCAAGAGGCATACGAAACGCCAAGTGTTAACTGGATACCAGAAAATAAGGATTACAGATTTGACTGGGAAGGCGAACCCAAAAGCCACGTGAAGGCTATCCCTTACAATAAGCCAGGACGTAAAGTTGTTTTACGTGCAAGAGAAAAATTAGATGAGGTTTATCCTTGGGATGACTAGTGTATATGTAATGGTGATTATATTCATAGTCTTTGCAATCATTGTTGGAAACTTATAAAGCATATATAGACGTGTAGTGTCTGCAAGAATGCTTTGAGTGCTTAAAGACCAAAACGCCGAAATTTCTCAATATCTCTTTCCTTTTACATAACTCTTATTCCACAAATAGATATAATGACCTCTACGTGTATATCTAATAGTTAACGGTCTCCATCTATCGTGTTGTCTTAATGTTTTAATATATGCAATGCAATACTCGGGTTCCCAATCTACAATTCTTACACGAAATGGTTGACGTGAGTATAATGCCTTTTGACAATAGACGATAAAGTCTACGTCAGCAAAGGTGTGACTATGATGGCTTGATTCTATGATGATTTTATTTTTAGACAGGACCTTCATCTAAAGTTATATTTATAAGAGTATACTGCTTATTGGGCCTTTTGTCAAGTGCCAAATTTTTGCGAATCTGAATCAATCGTAGGTCCTTTAAGCGTGGGCGCAGGTCTTATAAATAGTATTATAGGAGATTATGTATGAATAGATTTTTAGATGATATCGCAAACAACACACCCAACTCTAGTATGTTTGACCAGGTCAAGCAAAAATCAAAAAAACTACGACACCAAGTTATCAACTTAAATAACTATGAACGTTATTGGGATAACTCAACACCCACAGGACACCAAATAAGAATAGTTAACAAAGATGATTCTACTTTAACACTCAATCTGAATTGGCCCAAAGACTATAACCCACGACTACACGATATAGACGAAAGGACATTATATGGCGGAATTAAAAGCAAATCACAAAGACTTAAAAAGAAAAACAAGACTACAAGAAGAGGTACGCAATAACGATAGGTCATCTGATTCTTGGAGAGATTTAAAAGACTTGAAGAAACTGAAACTCGCATTGAAAGATAAACTACAGTATGAAAAACGCAACACAACACTTTCTAAAGTACAGACCTAATGCACGGTATATAGAAAGGGTTGAACATAGACCGAGTCCTAGTTATGAACCACGTGAGTGTATGAATATGTCGGTGGTAGAAGCAAAAAACTTTGGTACGAAGTTTATGACAGGTTGGTTGATTGATGATTATAATAAAAGTATAGACGCAACACCGATTATACATCATTGTTGGAACATAGATACAAATGGATTGCATTATGATACAGCACCGACCATACAGAATAAATATGATTATGTTATGGATCCAGATGTTTATAAATTTTATAAACACGAAGAGGTAGAGTACACGACACCAGTATTTTATTTAACGGATACAGCACTAAAGATAATTATACGTGATGGTAAAACAGCAACCATTACAGCAGAAGAACATAAACGATTTATCAATGCACACACGACCGCTGATGATAAAGAAAAAGAAATCATTTTAGAGATGATGGATAAAATAAGGGAAGAATAACTATGTATGATGAAATGAATGGACTACAAGTACTATGGTACTTATTAACAAATTGGGAAGAAGGAAAGGGTCTTTGGTTGATAATTGGCTTTGCAATGATTGTCTTATGTTTTTCAATATGGGCAGATAAACATTTTGATAATGACGGATACAAACCTAAACCAAATGAATATGATTATTGGATATGATAGAACTAGATAACAAAAACACAAAGATAGAACAAGAACAAAAAGGTGGCAATTTAAATTTTGGTCCTTATGTGGCTATGTATTTTGCTCACGAAGAATTATTAGAAGGACTTGAGGACCGAGGTAATAAAAGTCGTGAAGGTTCGGGCAATAGTAACTTAGCAGGTATAATGGAAGACCAACGAGGTTATACAAAAGAAGATAAAGAATGGTTTGTAAAAGAGTTTCAACGATACATAGATGATTATGTACAAAGTTCAGCGGAGTATATTGGAAAACCTTTTACAGAAGAACAGTTTTCAACTAAATTCACACTCATAGATTTATGGATTAATTATATGAAAGAGAACGAAGATAATCCTGAACATACACACGGTGGTATGTTATCTTGGGTTATATTTTTAAAGACACCAGACTTAACAGAAGAAAGAAAAAAGTATAAAGGCAAGAGTTTTGGTCCTGGTGGAATAACGTTTCATTATGGTGAACACTCTAATCCAAAATGGACAGAACACTCCTATGGTTATGAACCCCAAAATGGTGGACTGTGGATATTTCCAGCACAATTAAGACATCAAGTAATTCCTTTTCATACACCAGGAACAAGAGTAAGTGTATCAGGTAATTTATTCTTTAATCATCCGAAAGATACATCAAAAGTGCTTCAAGACCCATTAGAAAGAAAATTGGAACAGTTTGCTCAGAAAGTAGCAGCAGAAACAGACTAGGTAATGAAACAAGAAGCGTTGCAATGGTTTATTGAATTGCAAAAATCAATTTGTCAGACTATTGAAGAGTTAGAAACTAAAGCAAAATTTAAAGATAACAAATGGAAATTTGGTAACTTTAAAACAATTAAAGGTGACGTGATTGAAAAGGGAGGTGTCACCTTTAGTAATGTTGTAGGTAAGTTTCCAAAAGACTTCGCAAAAGAAATCCCTGGTACAAAACATAGTAGAAACTTCTGGTCAACAGGAGTATC